ACCGGATGGCCGCGCCCCCTCCCCGTACGACCCGCGCCTCGACCCGCGCTTTACCCGACCCGTAGCGCATTGTCGGCCACTACGTTGTTGTGTCATTGTCAATGTGGGGCCGTGTCAGAAACATATACGACGACTGGCCAATCAGAAGTATAACTGATAGTCTGAATATTTAACTTCTTGGGTGACGAGTATATAAAGAACGATAATGATTATCTTGTGTGGCCAGTCTTTAATTTGAAATTCACATGTGAGGATACTTTTGGCGCTGATTGACGTGTTTTATTAAACACAATAAGATGCAATTGATGTGGTGAATTTCAACGGCGAATTATTGGTTTACGTGTCTCATTTGTAGCCAAATTTATATTGGATATTTGTTCGTGCAATAATTGTGGATATGTGAACTGGACCAATAACATTCGCCATGTGTATCTATTACATTCTATTAAGAATATGGTGAACTATATATATTTGTTTAGGTGACATACGAACATGTGTATTAGCACAACAGGATAATGTATGTTAGTAGAAATAAACGTGGTTGGACGTCCAATTATCGTCGGAATACGTCGCGAAGGACGACATTTAAGCGCATCTACTATGCGCCACGCGTCGATGGGAAACGTCGAAGTAGTAAGACCAACAAGGTTCAAGAAGAAGGCAAAATTTCGAATCAGGTGATGCACGAGAATCAATATGGGCCTGACTTCGTTTTGATGCATAATACCGCTATATCGACGTACATAACTTATCCTTCACTGAGTAAAACTCAACCGTGTCGTTCAAGAGCATATATTAAGCTTCATCGTCTAAGTTTCAAAGGGACGGTTAGGATTGAAACTGCCCAAGCAGACGTGAACATGACTAGTTCAAATCCAAAGATCGAAGGAGTATTCACATTAGTTATTGTCGTCGATCGCAAACCGCATATTAATTCAACTGGGAGTCTTCACACATTTGATGAACTATTCGGTGCAAGGATTAATAGTCATGGGAATTTGTCCATAAATTCTTCTCTGAAGGAACGATTTTATATACGACATGTGTTTAAGCGTGTACTATCAACTGAGAATGATAGTGTGATGGTGGATATAGAAGGAACGACATCGTTTTCTAATAAGCGTTTTAACTGCTGGGCAAGTTTTAGGGACGTAGATCATGATTCATGTAATGGCGTATATGCGAACATAAGTAAAAACGCCTTATTAGTTTATTATTGCTGGATGTCTGACACGGCATCTCAAGCATCGTCATTTGTGTCATTTGATCTAGATTATGTTGGTTAATACACTGAATAATTTACAATGCGCGCTTTATTATTTATTCGATAAATAATATTTTACTTCAACGATTTGGGCTCAGATGGAGTACAGTTCAGGTTAATGCACTCTTGGACTGTGGATCGAACGATATCGTTAATTTGGGCTAATGACAAAGTGATGTTGGATTGTGCCCTCTGGGCCCCAATAATTGATGCCGAGTCGCCTGGATCTAATATTGTAGAGCCCAATTTGTTTAGTTGCTTATATGGATGTAGTTCGTTTCCCACCTCCGAGTCAGGATATGAATTGTTTGGGCCTAAAGAACTCCTTGAAGCCCATGACTCACCGGGCTTAATTTCGATTGGGCCGTTTAGGCCTATTGTGGAGGTGGAAACGTTCCTGATTAATTTTCTTTCCCAATTCCCATAAGCCACATGGGAAAAGTCGACGTCTTTGTCTGTGAATTGTTTCGACAAGATCTTCACCGTTGGTGCCTTGAAAGGGATATCCACTGAGTGTTTAGCCGTCGACAGTTTCAATTTTCCCTTGAATTTGGCGAAATGTGTTCTTTGATGAACATTAGTGTCAGAGACTTTGTAATATAACTTCCAAGGAATTGGGTCTTTAAGAGAGAAGAATGACGACGAGAAATAATGCAGATCAATGTTGCATCGAATTGGAAATGTCCACGAGGCTTGTAATGATTCGTTGTCATTCATTCGCTTGTCGTGAATTTCCACTATGACCGAGCCAGTGGCGTTGATTGGCACTTGTTGCCGGTATTCGATAACACAGTGATCTATTTTCATGCAGCTCCGGCTGAGTCTTGCAGTAATTTGAGACGCTGTAGATGGAAATTGCAACACAATTTCTGTTAGGTCGTGAGACAGCTGATACTCATCTCGTTGGGATTCGATATAATTAAAAGCGTTAGGAGGAATTACTAATTGAGATTCCATAATTTATGAAAAATAGGCCGCGCAGCGGAATGGAATCACCCAAGTTAACAACTAAAGACGAATGGCAATAATTGAAACAGTGTGAGTGGAAGAGGATAAACTGATAATAAATAATGTGAACAAGAGATAGGCAAACTTGGTTTGGGATAATTGTTTCATATAACTGGATCTATTTATAGACTACTAATAATGGATAGGATTGACAGGAATGTTGTATTGAGGTATCGAAACGACGTGGTTTGATGGCATTTATGTAATAAGAAGGTTGGACACCGATTGGGGTCTCTTCAAACTTCCTCTAGCAATTGGGGTCTGGGGTCTTACTTATACTAGAAGCCCCAATAGAACTTCAAATCTCCATCGCACACGTGGCGGCCATCCGCTATAATATT